AGCTCGGAATCTACTCCGAACTTTATAGCCCAAGAGTAAGGAGCCCTATTACGTAGGAAGGCCTCGAAGCCTCCTCCTGGAGTAATCCGGAAGCCCCTCTCGAACTTCTTCCAAGATCCCTTCGAGGTCTTACGAAAGAATCTAACCTCTCCTTCTGCGTTCTTACGGATAATCGGCTTCCGTACTGGCCAATCTCTTATAGCATCTTGCTCTATTTTCTTTAAAGTTCCCTCGATAACCTTACGAGCATTCGGAGCTACTGTATCTAGGAAGCCTGTATAGAACTGCTGAAGATCTGTATCGATCTGGATCCCCGCTCTTCCTTTATTGATTTTAACGCTCATCGATTACCCCGTATTATCTCCTCCATTCTAGCCCTTTTTATCCGCTCTTGTCTATCTTTGGATGCTTTCGGATCTTCATGTGCTAGCCTATACTCAGCTAGCAGCGATACTCGGAGTTCTGGAGAGAGAGTATAATACCAGAGAGGATCCTTCCCCCATCGGAGAGAGATCCGAAGAGCGAGGAGATCTAACCCTCCTCTCCCTCTTGCGTAAAATTTGCTTGCTCTTCTACCTCTTGCTCAGAAGGGATAACTCGCATCATCTCCAATAGAACTTCGCTTCCCATCTCGTAGATCTTAGCAGGAGTAACTCCAGCATCTAGCAATCGATCGAGGATCTTATAACCGAAGGCTATAGGATCTCCACTCGTTACTGGATAGGCTGGAAGTACTCTTTTATGATCTATGGATACTGCTATAGCAGCTGCACATATCCTTCCAAGCTGGGCTCGATTGGGATGGGCTCCCCATATGGATACGAAGTCTAAGCAAGTAGCAATTGAGGAGGGTAACCTCCCCTCATGCTGTCCAAGTTTTTTAAGATCTAATAGCATATGTACCTCCTACGCTATTTTATGCTGCTACCAATCCACCGTAGCAAGTAAAGTTAAGGGTAAAGCTACTTGGATCTCCTTCTGAGAAGTCAAGAGAGCATATACACTTAGACAATGTAACGAAGTGATCAGCTTCTGCTGCATCTGGGCTATCTGCTAAGTACTTGATATCGATACAATACTGCTCGATAAATGGAGTACCAGTTAACCCGGTAGAGATGTTCCCAGAGTAGAATCCAGATTGAGTAATAAAATCTCGGATACTTCCAGCTTCGCTAGCGTCTGTAAACTGTCTAAAGTGAAAAGAGAAGGAACCTGTCTTCGCTTGCTCATCTTGTTTTCGGATTGCTGAGAAGTTACCGCGATCCATTACTACGAGCTCGGAGAACTGCTGAGGATCTGAGAAGGTAAAGTTACCATCTTCGAAGGCTACTTCTAGAGTTACAGGGGATCCAGTACCATCGAGAAGAGTAATAACTCCATCGCGCTTAGTCTTGGGAATAGTTGAATATGCCATTACAGCCTCCGGGGGGGATTATGATTAATATTTTAACCGATTCTATTAGATAGTGTGAAGGATATTGAACGATAGAGTAATCAATATATACTCTTGAGAATCTGTAACCGTTCTCTCGGATGCAGTATATCTAATTGTAAACTGATTATCCGTAGAATAAGCCTCTAATACTTTATTGATTACCAGCTCCTCAGCATCGAGGCTAGCATCGTAATCAGTAGGATATATATCCAGAGGTCTTAATCGAAAAGAGAATAGAACTTGCATTGGAGTAGATAGATAGACTCCAACCACTCTTCGCTGTCTCTCTTCCATTGCTGCAGAGGAGGCTACAGAGATAGAGAAGGCCTTATGGGCTACGGTATTCTCTGTTCTTCCAAAGAAGTCCGGAGTATGCTTCGATTCTTTGAAGCCTGAGAGAGTCTCTATCTTCGTAGCGATAGCCTTTCGGATACTGGAGAGAGATTCTGCCATTATCTTCTCCGGAATCTGCGAGAGAAGGTTCCATTACCATTAAGGAAGATAACAGGCTGCTTAGCTACTCGATCATTAGGGTTACCTGTCTGTCCATCGTGATTATGATCATAGATAAAGTTGATCCGCTTCCATTCATCTTTATATTGGGAGAAGTGCTCATTAGCTAGATCTAGATATCTTCCGTTGCTCTGTCCTAGGCTCGAATGGAAGTCTCTGAAGATGTAATAGAGAGCGAGATTCTGATGAGCAGCGCGGAAGGCTTCCGGGCTCATTACTAGATACTCCATTCCTCCTCCTTCGGTCCTCATTCTCTGTACCAGAGTAAACCATGCTTCATCGATATAAGTCTGGTAACTGGTAAGATTGGAAGGCCTGATATCTGCGAGCTGAGAATAAGTAGCAGTTAAATCTCCATCCGATACGACTGGATATAGCCTGCGTAATACAACAGCTGCCATTCTACGAAAAACATAATTTTCACCTATAAGTGTAATCGTCCACTCCTGGAGATATCCTTCTCCAAGGTCCAAGCTGTTATCCAAATTCGAAGAAGAATGCACATAAGTAGGAATATTAGCAGGGAAGGTAGCGAGAGCATTATCTACCAGCTTAGTCTGATCAGGTTTAAAGAGTGTATATCTTACTTCGGTAGGAACAGCTAGCACCCCATCTCTATAGATCGGTAGAGTTGTAGTATTAGACTTCCCGCGCTCGAGGAGCTCTGGGATCTTGATCTGAGGAGCGTAAGGGGTGCTTGTAGTCATTATTTAATCTCTTTATAAAGTTCGATACCCTTCTTCTGGAAGGCTTCGATAAATGATAGCATATCTTCTCTAATCTGGTAGTGATCATCGATCTTAGCTTTTATCTCTGGGATATGCTGAGAGTTAAGCATTCTATTAACGGACTTCTGATGAGTAAGGCTCTCGAGTTCCCAGAAGTGAGGTTCGATAGGAAGGAGAGTTCCATCTGTTATTAGAGAGCAGCTCCATTTAAGGAAGGCTTCTCTATCAAAAGATTTAATTACTCGGTTACCTACTACTCGTACAGATTGCCACTTAGGGCAATGATAATACCCATTCCGTACTCTGTATTGGTGGATATATTGATACTTCGCAGGATCTAGATAGATCCATCCCTTCTGCTGTAGATTACCGATTCTAGAGCCTGGGTTCCCTCGCTCTCCGGATACTTGATGTATACCATTAACTCCGGGGATAATATGCTCCATACGGATATTCGGTACGAAGTAGAACGAGCGTTCTATTTTTGTTGTCTTCCCCTTCGTTACTTCCTTATCGAAGTAATGATAACTCCAGTTAGTAGGATGCCATTTATAGAAAAAAGGATGGTTTGGCTGCTCTGGGAGTAGCTCTTGCTGGGTAGTCTGGACCGGGGCCCAAGGCTGTGGAGTTAAACTCATAATTGTACCTCATTGTAAGTTAAAACGAGGGGAAGAGCAGAAGCCCCTCCCCATATAAGAATCCGTAAAGATTAGCTTAAAGTAGCAATCTCTACTCCGCGCTCATCACTGATGATCGCAATTCCAACGTAAGCATGTCCGACCACTTGAGTCAATGCGCTAGCAGCTGTACGATCCAGTTCTACCATAACTTCACCCATCTGCATAGATTCAGCAGCACCTGGAAGAGAAGCAGGCATCCCAGTAGCATAACCGATAGCACCTGGAGCAAACATAGCAGCCTGATAGTTAGAACCACCATCGATAACATGTGAACTAGTGTAGATCTCTACACCCATAAAAGAGCCTTTATAGTGAGAGCCCTTAGCAGCCAATGCTTCAAAAGAAGCAGGAGCGTAAGCTACCGCACCGGTTTCTGTACGGATAGTATCTTGCAATTGTGCGAACTGAGCAGGATGCAATACGCAAACATAAGGACCGGGAGCCCCTTTATTAGAATCAGCAGCCTCGAGAGCCTGGATAGCATCTAAGAAGATATCTACACTCATTGTAGCAGCAGAACCTACCTGAGCAGTAAAACCAGAGAATACAGCTGCAGTAAGTTTAGCGAAGAGAGCATCGTAAGATTTAGAGATGTGCTCAGCGATACGGAACGGATCAATATCTTGGCCCATACCTGTCATTGTAGCCAAGTCAGTGATAGAGTAAGCAAGAGAATTTCTCTTACATACTACATCTACGTGACTATCTACGAGAGCTTTGTTAGCTACTGCACCTTCTTCGGTTACACCTGAAAAGGCTGAGAATCCATCTTCACCATCTAAGAACGCCTTGCGAACTCGTATCGTGTCTGATCCTTGGCCATTTATCGATCCAACGAAGTCTACGAAGGGAGTGTTACGGAGGTTTACAGAATCCTTAAGAAGTAAGCGGATCTCTGCGCTAATCATTTGAGCGAGTCTTAAATCACCGACCAGCCCATTATTAGTAATTTCATTTGCCATTATTGCACCATTAGAAGAAAAGGGAAAAAATCATTATCTGGGCTCTTCTGCTGTTTCGGGAGCGACCCTACCCATTAGAAGTATAAACGATAAAATGAGGGCTAGCAACCCCAAAAAAAAACCCCTCGAGGAGAACCGAGGGGAAGGGCTAGGGGAGGTACATCCGTTGCCCTTTTTAAGGGATTGTAAGAGGATTACAAAGATACTACGATCTGGGCTCCGGTTACATTGATTACAGATTTAACCTTAAGGTTATTGTTATCTGTAAGCTGTACTTCTAACTGGAC